CAGAATTAAATTCATAAACTGCAGATCCATTACCTAAAAGTGAACCACCAGTAGAAGCATCAGAACGACCAGTATTTAAATAAATTAAATAAGCACGATTGGTATTATTACTACCTCTATCAACCGCTGCTTCAGCACCAGAGAAAGCTTCAAAAACTGCAGCTCTCAATCCGGTTGTATTTGAAACTAATAAATGTGCTTCTGAAAGATGAGAATAAGGTGTTAAAGGATTTATTAATTCTCTAGTGATGGTTTTAAAATCTAAAGTTGAAGTGTTGCTATCTTTAAATTTAACCTGCTTAAGACTTTTATATTCAGTAAAATTACAACCTTCAACAACTGAACCATCTTTATAAATGCTAGAACCAAATCTTGAAATTTGTTTCTGCATCATTGTTTGAAGCTGAGTTAATTCACGAGCCTGAACCGCAGTAGAAGGGCGGAACAAGATGCGATAATACATCTTATCTTCATCATAATCATCATAAAAAGGAGCAACATTAAAATTAGTTTGCAACTCAGCCATTTCTATTCCTTAAAAATTAAAATATAATTTAACGTCTTCTGATCTAATACCGGTTCTATTAATCGGTTCAATATTCTTAAAATATAAAACTTCGGATGAATAAGGAATTAGATCTTTGTTATTTATCGTGGATATTACAACAGTTTTACCTGATGAAAGTGAAGTGATGGTTTCATAGGGTTGGAAAGAACCCGTATCACCAATTACATATATGCTTGATGTATTCATGTAAGCAACAGTTGCAGTGGCTCTACTATTAAACCCTTGGATGACTTCACCCTCTTCTAAAAGACTGGGGGCAACTAGAACACCAAAATTTACCATTTGATTAAAAGTTGACTCTTCATAGTTAGTTAAATTAGCTGATGCTTTAGGATTATAAATTAAGGCAACTTGTCTATACTTAGCCCAGCTAGGGAAATTATCTAATGAATTAGTTGTTACAGTCATACCTAAAATTTCACAACCTAACTCAGCCGCAGGATCGGATCCATGACCACCTTTTGGTGATATGATGACATGAGCACTTGCACCGGAACCAAAATATGCATTAGCACCAATAGAAACATTGGCATAAGTATAATTTCTACCCTTACCAATTACCCTGATTGATTCTATATTACCATTGGCATTTAAATTAGTAATAGCTGAAGCTGATGCACCATCACCACTTATATTAACACTTGGCCCCATAATATATGTTGACGTGGTGTCTGTTTCTGTAATTGGTGTTTCCGTGAATACATATTTACCAGATGTGTTTACAACATAATCTGATACTTTAGAAAGAGCTCCTGAACCCGAACCCGTTGAAATATAAAAATATGAATTAGTATAAGCACCACTTATAGCTAGAGCACCTGAATTAGAAATTTTAAATGTATACAAATCTAGAGTAATATCAATTGAACCATTTGCTGAGATATAATTGTTACCACTATTATCTACTTTAATAACATGTATAGCGCCCGGAATTGCTGATGAAACTACCGTATCACTAGGTGTAATTGGAAAATAAGTATCAGTTCCAAATTTATTATTATCAGCTGCACTAATTGTAAAAAGATATTTCCACTTATAACCATCTGCAGTATTAAAATCACCCTGTGCAACAGTTAAAAGTGGTTCTACTGTTGAGGGAGAATCATTATTATTAAATAGACATTTATAAACACGTCCTAAATTATTAATTACATAAAAATTTTTATCAAAGAGCTGTGAATCAGTATGATCATAAGCGGTATAAACTGTTCCAGATGTCCAGGTAATTCTTTTTCCAATATAAGTTATATCAGAAGCAGATACCTTTTTACCAAAAATAATATTATCGTTTATATCCAAATATGAGGTTTGAACAGAAGAATTTGGTGTGGGAGGAATTGCATCATCATCCCAGTTAAAAAATTTACCAAATGAAACATAATAATTTGATGATGTATTTCCAAGACTTTCTTTGAAAACCTCAACAAATTTATTTTTAATATTTTTTGTAAACAAACCTGACATTACTTTTCCAATTTACTAAAATCATCATTTGTAATTATTATAGCATTGTTGACAATTTTTTGATCTAATTTATAGGTATCAATAATTATTGGTCTACCAAAAACTCTGTTACCTACCGGATGATATACTTGTTTTAAAACTCCAATATATTTATCTAGAGATTTTTCAAGTTGTATTTCATAAGAATATTCTTGATAGTAATCACTATCTTGAATGTATTTGTCAGAATTTAATAGACCACTTGTGTCTAACCATTCACCTTCTGATTTTCCAATAGCACCTACTTGTAGGTATACTTCACCATAATTTGTAGGATCATCAGGGTTGTAAACATACATAAATTCTTGATTTGTATTGTAACCAAAACCTGAATCAACTAGAACAACAGTACTCATAACACCATTACCAGAAGCTGGATTGCCTGTTATCCAAGCATTGTTACCCCACAATTTACCATTTTCGTCTGTTATACCATAGCCTGTTATTTTATGATCTGTAACTTTAATAGCCACATAACCATCATAATGATGATCACCAGAAGAAACGCCTGTTAAAGATTTAATATTTCCAATTGTTACATTTGCATCTGTAAGAGCATTTCCAATCACTGAGTCAACTGATGCAGAGTTTAAATTTGCACCATAACTTGCATCACTTATTAATTTACTTGTCTCTGACCAAAGTTGATTGGTATTATAAGTGAAAGTGATGGTGTTACTTAGTTCTTTAATTTTAAAAGTTGCACCTGATCCAGAAGTATTTTGGCCTGCTGAGATTGTAATATTTGCGGAATTTGAATAACCATATCCACCATTTCTTATAAGAAAAGTCAAATATCCTTTTGATTTTTCACTATCTAGTAATGTACTTACACCAAATTTGATTCCTTCACCTGAATAACTGTTACTAACCAATATATGACCAGCTTCATGGTTTTCTGATGATGTAAATACCGTTGCCCCTGTTGCAGATCCTTTTATTTTAGTAGATTTTAATATATCTAAACCATCAATAATAAGATATTCACCAATTAAAAATCTAGTACCTGAAGGACCCGGAACAATATCATTTATGTACATTACATTTGTTACAGTCTCATTGTTATCAAAAGCACTACCTGTATTAATTTGACCAACTGTTGTTACAAAAGCAGTTGCACCACTCGTAGAGCCTGTGATAGTTTTTTTATTGTAGAGACTGTTGTAAATATTTTCATCTACCTCTAGATACTCATTAGTACGCCAATTACCGGCAGATGTTCTTAACATATCTACTTGAGGAACAAATAATTTTACCTCAAGATCGTAAAGAATTCTGAAAAGTAATTTCAAACCTTCAACAGAACCTTTTGATCTATAGACATCTAATATATTTTTTTCTAGAAGAGCCTTATTGGTCAATACGGTTCTAGGAATACCGTACATAAATTTTGAAAGGAAATTATCAATAAATTCATTACTTACTTCATCAATATCAGCATATTCTAGAAGACGTCTGGTATCATAGATGGGACCTTGTTCTTCCATCCATTCATAATATGCTTTAGTAAATTGAATAAAACTATCACCATCTTCCTGATAGAAAGCAGGGAACTGTTCACGTATAAAGGAAGATAATTTTTTTAATCCGACTGACATTATTGTCTAACAACATTTATTGAAATAAGTACTTTTGAAAAATCAATTTTAAGATATTTACTTTCTTGAACTACCACATCATCATTTAATGTAATAGCATACATGTCAATATAATTAGTATAATCCTGAGGATTAAGGTCCATAACAATAGCACCTGTATTATAGTTTACAGTGCCAATATTATCTTCTAGAACAATCTGAACTGAATCAGGTGTTAGATAATAAATTCTAAGATTTCCCAATCCATCATCAGAAATTCTAGCGGTATAGTAAACATCATTTTTAAGATATGTAAAATAGTCTGAACGAACTGTTTCCTCTTCACCTGCTGAATATGCTCTCAAGAAAGGTCTATACAATGCATTTGAAAATGAAAATTTAATTCTTTGAGAAATGCCACGAATAGGAGTTAGTCTATATATTGGTCTAAAGTATGTTTGATTACTTTTAATTGCAGGATCTGCCTCATCAATCATGGAAGATAACTTAGATTTTCTTAAATCATTTCCAAAATCATTTAAATAAAGATTACTGTATTCTTGTATTTTTGCAATAACCTCTGTTTTAATTTGCTGTGTGCTCTTGGAGGTCAAAGTTGGATCATATCTAACATCTGATACAATTTCAACGTAAAGATATTCAGGATCAATTATTACAGGTTCTGTTGTTATACTTTTCGTCTTTAAAAACGTTATGATGTTTGATTTAAGTTCTGTTGATACAACTGGATTAGATCCATATGGTATCATAGAAACAATTACTTTACCAAACTGAGGAGGATCAGCATCTTCTCCTCCATAAACATTTACAGTTTTAATTTGAGGGTAATTTTGTATTATTAAATTTGTATAGTCTTCTTTTGTTACAGCTCTATTTTGAGAAGCAAAATATCTAGGAGCATTGTATTTAATTGAATCATCTGTTTCACGTTCTGACCCATCAGCAGCAACTGTATTTGTTGCAACAGTAACAGAGTATATACTATCTATCTTAGAGGTTGGTGAGAAAGTATATGCTTTATTACCAAGTTCTCCATTAGTAGAACGATATTTAATTTTTACAATATTACCATTTGATAATTTTTTACCAGCAATTCCGTCACCAAATATTACTTCATATTGATTTGAACCATATCCCTGAACAAAGTATATCTCAGAATTTGAATTTAATCCATATAAATTTTCTGATTCAAAATAAACAGTGTTTGCTGAATCAGTAGCTGATTTGATCACTGTAACTTTAATACTGTTAGTATCAATATTTTCTGAATTTAAAATGTAACGTGTGCTATCAGTAACATCAAAATATTCTGTAACTATCTTACCTTCATAAACATAAATTGGGTCACTAGTGTAGGCTGTACCATTATAGGTAATAACTACAGCTTCGTTGGTTGAGAAATCTAAATTAGTATTATCAACTACTGTTCTAAGAGTATAATTTTCTGGAATAACAACTGAAGAAGGAAGATCATCACCTGTATTAACAGTGAAAGTAACTAAGGCTCTGGCAGATGTCCTTGATCTTGGTAAATAGTTTAATTCCTTAGCGTGTGAAACAATAGAACTTCTAAGCTTTGAAGAGTCTAAGAACATTTCACTTCCTATCATGTTTAGATAGAAAGAATTCATATATGTATTATAAGATAGTATATCTAACAAAGCATTAAGATTAGATCCGTCAAAATCATAATCTTTAAATTCTGTTTTACTTTTTAAAAAAGTCTTGAGGTTACCTTTGATGCCATCAAAACTTAAATCAGATACACTTAAAAATCCTGTGTTTGCCATTACCTTACTCGTCTTAGGATTAAATCCAAGGTTATTGGTGTTGAATTATTAGTCACATAAAAAATTATAGTTGCTGAATATGAATTATCATCAGGAAGAGCTTTTACATTTACTGAATATAAACTGGCTCTGGGTTCATAATTTTTTATTGTTTCTACTATCTTTTCTTTAATTAAAAATTCCGTATCTCTGCTTATATTTTCAAAAAGTGTTGCTCTAATACCACCGCCTAAATTTGGTCTAAAAAATCTTTCACCTGGATCAGTTAGAAGTAAATTTCTAATAGATCTTTTTACGGCCTGCTCATTAGTTAGCAACACCAAATCTTCCTTGATTGGGTGTATATCAAAATTAGTAGTTATATCCGAATAGTATGTTGCTGTTGTCATTTAAATATTTATAAGGAAGATTGACATGTTTTTAAGTATTGGGGATTGTATCTTTGAATATCATTAGCAGCCGAGGCAGCTAAAATCCAACCTGATGATATAGGTTTAGATCCAAAAGGTGAGAAATTTTCACCGACCATGGCCGCACTAAATCCTAACATAAAGGGAATAGCATTGTCAGATCTTCTCATTTCAATACTAGATGAAATGGGAACGTTGAGATTACTACAGACATTAGAAACCATCGTTCCTACCGAAGCTCCAAAAGCAGTTGTAGATGGAGGTAGTACAGGGGATCCGGTTATCATCCTTGAAACAACGGATGAAATAGGAATTGAACCACCCATTGAAGCGAAATTTTGCATTGTGAAACTTACAACACCTGATCCATTTGAAGGCGAGCCAAAAGCACCAACTCTTCTGCAGAACATCTGATCAACTGCTGGTAAAGATACTGGTGCTTCACCAAAGAAACTTTTACCTGCAAAAGAAGGAGCTGTCAGCATAGGGTTATTAGCATATTGTGATGTAGCTAATCTTTTTCCTGTTATCACTTCAGACATCATTGCACCAATTGCCAAGCCTCCACTTTGCCCTAACAGAAGACCTGCAGCTATACCACCTAGAGCACCAAAAGATCCTAATGAACCTCCAAGAGGAGATTGATCAAGTAATCCCGCAATTGTAGAAGCAGCTGCAATAGAAGCCAGACCTTGTGTTGCAACAGCAGGATTTGTAATTGAGGCTAGTTGAGTAGCACCTAGAGTGCCTGCTGCTAACCCTGCAAAAGTGTTTACAGATGATGATACTGAACTTTCTGAAAGTGCAGGAAAACTACTAAGAACACCTACACCACCTGAAGGTCTATTGTTTGTATAAGCATTATCTAAAATATAAGAACCTATGACACCCAATGAGGCACCTAAAGCTGCTGCAGAAAGTATATCACCATTATTACTTTTTTCAGGGTAATCGATTTGTTGTGCACTGCTATATTCACTTGAAAATTTATTATTAATAGAATAAACTGCCTGACTCAAATAACCAATTTTATAAATGTCTGGTATCTGAGTGATACCAATTATGTTTCTAATATATCTTGAATTGTTTAATTCAGGAATACCAACTGCATCTGAAATAGTTTTTAAATTTGTTATACTGTTTATAAAAGCTAGAGTATAAAAAAATTGTTTTAATACGTCTTCTGGTATCACACCACTTGCAGCCAGTTCTCTTGACTTACTAGAGATAGCATCTTTTTCTGCTTGTGTTAAAATATAATTTTCTGGTGTTCTTACGTAATTTGGAGGAGCTGGAGGAGCTAATATTTGCAAAGCTGCTATACCTGCCACAGCTCCACCAATAGCTGCAGCTGCCGTAAACGTATTATGTGATGCTTTAAGTTCTTGGCTTCCGTAGAACCCAGGTTGTTGATAAACACCTCTTTGAACTAAAGCAGCTGTATCTTTATTTGCGGGTGTACCTGAAGAAGAAGATGGTGCCGGAGGAGGGGAAGGAGGTGTAGACTGACTTGAGGGATTTTTTGAAACAGTATAATAAGTACCATCAGGTAGTTTATAATTACCAGTAACTGGTTCACCTTTTGCATCAGCTATTGCCTGAGCATCTTGTTCAAATAAAGCTTTTCTTTCGGCTATTGATTGTGTACCACCAGTATAACTATTCTCTGTATACGTATACATTATGCTACTCCTGCTCTACCTTGCAACGCAGCAACTGCATAAGATAATTTTAATCCAGGAATAGATGAATAACAATGCGGATCAGCACAAGTCAATACTGTACCTCCTCCTTGTTGACCAGGCTGTACTGATTCTACATGGCAGTGTATACCACCTTCATCATTTTTCTCTAAAAGAACTTTACTGTATGGTAAATAATCTCTTACATAAGCTGCCATTTCAGCAGTAAATCCATAATCGGGTTTATTACTACATCTTATGTCAACTGCACCGCCAGTTCCATGATTTGCTGATTTTTGTCTATACCAAGATGATATATACATTCTTGAACCAAATTTTTCATACAATGGATCTAAGATATTCCAAGCAACATTCATAGCAGCTTTCAGTGCTTGTGGTTGTTCACTGGCTGGAATACTTCTAGCATTTTTAATATCACCAACAGTAACATATCTTGAAATTTTTTGACTTGCATTATAAATTGAGGTCGGAACTGGAAGAGGATTTTGTTCAGCTTTTCCATTGTTACTAGATACACCAGTTGGTCTATCATATATGCCTGTTGCAACTGCCTCGGCTGTGATACCTGCATCCTTAGACTCATAAGTAACTCCAGATCCCTTATTTCCTGCAGCATATGCTTCGGCTTGAGGATTTGGATTTCCACCTTCATTTTTATAATATGAAAATTCTTCAGCTGATAGACCAGCAGCATTGTGTGGAAAATCTGGAGCCAATCTTATGGAAGTAATAGAATCAATTACAGTATTTGCATCTGGATATTGTGCAAGTT